TTATTTTAATGTATAGTAAGATGCTCGGCTATTGCCATGCATTTCTAGTAAACCTTTTTTTCTTAGTTTAGTTAACAATTTAAACGCCTGATCTTGGGTTATGTTGCATAACTCCATTACATCAGCTCGCTTTATAGAGCCTTTAACCTCTAATAATTGGATAAGCATTTGTTCCTGTTGAATTCCTCCAATTCCAATTTGCCTCACATATGCAATTTGCTCTCCCAATTGATCATAAACTCGACTACTTAGCGTATAGCTACGTCCACGTCCTTGGCTGCGTGCTTCTATTAGACCTGTTTCAGTTAGTTTTTCTAATATAGATCTAACTTGCGTTTCAGACTTTTGAATAGACGTTATAAAATCCGAGGTAGTAAGACGTCTTTCATCTCTTAATCGGCTCAAGACTATTAATGAGTCAATAGGCATATCTCCTGTTTTTTCTTCTTGCTCTATTATCATACGAACAAACTTAATGTCAGCACTAGCATTACTCATGAACACGCTAACGGTTGAGTTATCTGACATACTGTAATCTGGCGCCGGACGGCCATAGCGAAGCATGCCTTCGAATATTCGGTCAATTCCACGTCCTGTTCGTTCAGCAAGTCCAATGCGTTTCATGACATCGGCAAGTAATGGATTTCTTGATCGAGGTGATACTACTAGTAAGTTCTTTATGTTAACTCCCTCAACAAAACCACCTGCACTGCTTATTGTCAGGCCTGTATCATCAAGCCTTACTTGAACCATACCTAAACGATGATAGTCTCTATGTACCAATGCATTAACAAATGCTTCTCGAAAAGCTTGACGATTATAATCAGGAATAGATGTTCGGAATAATCCAATATCTATTTCCTCTTCGTTAACTCTCGCTCTAAATAAAAGTTCAACCTCTTCAAAAGTTTCAAGTAGCGGTCGTTTAAAAAATTCATTTACTTTAACGCTAGTACCACTAAGTACTTGGAAGGCTACCTCATGGGAAGGTAAATGGTGTTTCAATAATTCAGGTGTACCAAGCAAAAGAAGCCCTGTCAATGTAGGATGTCTCTGGCCATTCTTTTCTACAACTAACTGCAAAGCGCCATCTAATTGGTCATCATCAAGATTACTTAAACTATTATCTCCTCCATATCGTTTTATGGCATTACGTAAGCGCTGTCTTTGTAATGGATCAAGCTCATCTGCACTAATATCCTGCATAGCAATAGCAGATGGGTCTATCACCTGTAAGCTAGATTGACGTTGCATAAAATCATGGGGATGAAATGGAATAGATTCTGGAGTACCATCAGCTTTCAGACGGCGATGCTGAATAAGGCCGTCCGAGGTAGCAATAATACCATTTGCTTTTGGAACAGTAATAACGGCTATATTCATACCATCAATTTCAACAATTTGGCTTTTAATGTTTAAACATGGCACAGTACGACTTGCTACTAAGCCTGATAAACCATGAGTATTTTGATGCTTCTTATGAAGACCCGTAACAGCACCGTTGTCTTCAACACCTAATAATAAATAGCCTCCTTCTGTATTAGATAAGCCGACTATAGCCGTTACAAGAGCGCTATCAGACAATCGAGTAAGATCACTTTTGAACTCTACAGAGAGCTTTTCTCCATTTTGAATGATTTCTTTAATGTCTTGTGAATTCATATTCATAATTATGCGCGACTATATGATTGGTTAATATGCATTGATAACAGCTTTAAAGCCACTAGTTTAACTATTTCTAATACGTTTTGAATAGACTGTACTATAACACCGTATTAATGATCACTGCATTATAGCAATAATTATAACTACTCAAAGTTTTGGTAATCTGACTGCCATTAATAGTATAGCCATTCACTTGATTGGGTTTTGAGTTTCAACATGCCAGCCTACGATACCTGTCCGAAAAGTAAATTATCATCTAAATAGATGTGAGCAAATTTACGTGCATGAAGCTGCAGTTAAGCTTGTATTAGATTGTGGCATCTGGCAAGTAACAGGTATTGGTAGCTAAAGTTCACTCGTATTTACTTAGCATCAAAAATAGAACTGTTGATTTAGTTGCTCAGTGACAGCCAATCGGTTAAAGTCGACTAATATTTAGCTGTTTGCTAACAACGATTAGCATGTGGTTTATTAAACTATGAGTAATACAAGGAAGTGTTTATGAGTCAGTACAATTTAGCTTTGATTTCTCATGAGGTAGATCAACAAACAATCTATCAGCGTGCTGGTGATGGTTATGTCAATGCTACAGCTATGTGTAAAGCTGCTGGGAAAAAATTTAATGACTATGCAAGGCTAAAAACTTCGCAAGAATTTATTAATGAACTTTCATCCGTGACGGGAATTCCCGCAACGGGGACTGCCGACAAAGTATTAATAGAAGTAATGCAGGGTGGTGATCCGCAATTACAAGGTACTTGGGTTCATCCTGATTTAGCTATTCATCTTGCTCAGTGGTGTTCTCCTAAGTTTGCTGTTCAGGTTAACAAGTTTATTAGGGAATGGATGCAAGGTGAGAATCCTTTGCAAAAAGCTCTAAACCAATGGCAATTCTACATTGATAGAGCCTCCTTATTAAACAATTCCGTACCACAAAACTATTTCAGCGTATTCAAAGAAGCTGCTCCCTTGATGGTAACGCTCATACAAAGTGGTGTTCTAGTTGATGATAAAACAGTTCCAGATATTTCCATTGGTTCTCATTGGGCAACATACTGGAAGAAGCAGGAACTAGCTCTTGAGCACGGTGAACCTACCAATTATCAGCACTTTTACCCAGAAAGTTACCCTCAATCCGGTTCAAACCCTCAGATTGTGAAGGCTTACCCTCTGAGTGCTCTTTCAGCTTTCAGAATGTGGCTTGAAGGTATTTACTTGCCTGAAAAATTTCCGAAATATATGCTCTCTAAGCAAAAACAAGGTCATATAGAAGCTGGTACTGCAAACAAATTAATAGACGCTTTTTCACCTAAAAAAATTAACTAGTCACATAAGAAAAGGGCATCACCCATGAAAAAGCTAATGTTAGGTGCAGCACTGTCTATCTTTGCAATATCATCCAATGCTGGAATCACTACGATAGATAATCCATTCCAGAGCAATACAGTTTTGAAAGAATCTGTCGAAGTCGACCACCCACTATTTGCCAAAGGCGCTGGTGGTTCGCAGTGCAAAGGCTTACCTCGTACCTGCGGCCAAATGGCTAACTGTGAGCAAGCTAAGCAGGCATTGGAGTGTGGTAATAAACGACTAGATAGAGACAAAGACGGAGTACCATGCGAGTCAATATGCCCAGGTGGTTAATTAGTATAGCTGCCTTATCGTTATCTGCATGCTCTCCTTCTCAAGATGATAGCTACGCTCGTCAATTTGTTTCTGGTGGTGTTACAGTGCACGAAGCGTTCTGGCCCGCTGATCATGATACGCCCTACCCGTTTACGACATCAGGCGAGATATCTTGTGTCTATTATCCAGAATTTGGCACTGAGGTATATTTTGAACCTGCAGGCTATAGTAAAGACTCAGCCATCGGTACGCCGCTTAATAAGGCTGCTGCAGAGTCTCTTAAAAAAGACGGTCTGACTCCAAATGTGCCGTACAGTATTAAGAAGGGCGCTGATTTGAGTGAGGCTGTAGAGGTTGGGCTGAAGCTGTGTGAGTAAGTATATGGATAGATTTGAAGGTTGGTATTAAGAAATGCTAGATTTAGTGATTGTATTTTTAATAAATTACAACCAAGCATGAACACTACAAAAAAATCAATAGAAAGGGATCAGGTTAAGTGGAAAATACAGTTACGATAAATGGCTTGGATGATGTGGTTTCTACGCTACAAAACTTACTAGCTAGTACCGATACAGAGGTTTCTTATAGTATTGCCATACAAAACCTACCTAATTTCGAACTTTACTTAAAAGGTGAGAAATTCGATAATAGTATTACGCCATCTATTATGAAGGGTATTATTGAACTCCAAAATGCCATATATCGCACATATCTTATTGCAAGATACGGCGCTGATAATTTACAGATGCTTAATGACTATGAGCGCCAAACTTTAGAACTTAAAGTTATTGTTAGGCCGGGAAGCTCGGACATTATTGCTGATTTATGTGGTGTAGCTGTAAAACTATTTGAGTTGATAAGTGGAATGGAAAACAAGCAAAAATATATAATTATTTTAACAGTGCTTGCTATCATAGCTGGCGGTGTTGGATGGTTATATTTTGATTCTTATCTGGGTCACCAAGCTACTAAACTGGAAATAAGTAAGGAAGTAGTGATTGAACGTGAACGCACTAAGCAGCTTTTAGGATCACAACAGAATGTTATAGACGCTGTTCAAGTAGCATTAAAATCTCAGCATATAAAAGAGCAAACTGATAGTGACTTGAGCGATGAAGCGGAAACTGAGATTAAATCTGACGGTTCACAAAATCCAGAGCTAAACATCACTTCTACCGATACTACTACTAGCAAACCTAAAGATAAAACTGTACATTTCAAGCAACTCCAAGCAGTAGACATGGAACTTGTAAATACTATTGCACAAGCTAAAGAATCTAACGAAAAGGTTAAGTTAGCTACAGAACGTACAGAAGAGTCTATGCGTAAGGTTATGGCTTCTACTGCCAGTGCCGAATTCGTTAGATTCAATAATCAGTTTGAGGCCTCTGGTTATACTATGCAACAAATAGCATCTGCAGAAAGAGCAGAGTCTGAAGACGTAACTATCAGGAATTTGTTTAGAGTGCTCAACATTGACTCTAAGAAAACAGAATTCATGCAGGCAAGGCTTCGACCTACTGATCAATCTTTTCAAGATTTTAATGCAACATTTTCAGACACATCTATCGATCAGGATAAACTAGACAGACTTACAACGGCTTTAACTAGCTATCACCCAATAGATTTATCTGTGACTGCAAAAAAGAAGCGAGGCAAGTTAAACGACGCCATTATTGCACAAGTCAGAGATATAGATACGACTCAAAGTTTTAAAGAAGAGTCAGACGACGTTATTGAATCATAAACATAAGGTTTAGCGTATAAAACCCACCAACTGGTGGGTTTTTATTAGTTTGATATCGGATAAAAATTACCTAATATAAATCTTTTAGAACCCAATTTGGGAGGTAGTTTCTCTGGTAGTCATCTATCCAAGTAGTTATCCATACAAACAAGGAAGCAATAAGCAATCCTAATCCGAATAACGTAATTCCCTTCTCTATATAACTAGAGATCATTACTGCTGGACCTACATTTACGTTAGAAGGTGAGTATAAAATACCACTAGTGAACAAAACAGATAAAAGCATAAAAGGCAATGCGTGAACACTACCACGAATGCCAAATAAAATAGTCAAGATAACTCTATCTCTCACCTCATACCCTCCATGATATAACTAATCCATAATATTGTTTATTGACTACAAACCTTTTTAGACTGACTAATCTTGCCATTCTTACAAACAAATTTACCATCTTTGCAATGCGACACACCGCCCATACTTTTAGAGCAAGGATAGTTTTGAGCATTCGCCTGTCCTACTGGCACCATCATTAACATAGAAATAAGAAGTGCGGACCAAGCTTTCATAAATGACCACCTTAATAATTGAATAATATAAATTGAACGATAGCACTGCAAATAGTTTCTATCAATAATTATTTAACTTATGTTTAGTCGAATTTTCTGGTCTAACTAATTGTTTGGCAAGAAATACCGCTCGTCATGATGACAAACCCTACCATCCAAAAATGGACAGTGATCTTAACTTGCCAGCCTTGCTCAACTTTGAACAAGGCTTAGCAGCTCCTAGCATCCTCAATTTGAGGAAGTCCTGACCATTCACCATCATGGTGAATGCTATCGATTAGCAAACCCTCCCCATCTTTGGGGAGGGTCGCATTTGAAATGTGATCCTTACTATACATCCACCCTCAAATTGAGGGTGGATAATTACACTGCCCAACTTTGAGCAATGGTAGTAACCCACCTTAATCATCCAACCCCCAATGGGGAACATGGTAGTTATAGATGTATGTGTCCTATATTTTAGGACACCCTGTATTCCCCATTCATCAATGGTGATTGGACCTATTCATTCAATACTCGAGCTGACGCAAAAATCGGCTGGCATATTGATACTGACTAATAGGTTTTTAATGGCCCTGCTCAACTTTGAGCAGGGGTCCCCTCAATTTCATAAGTTTTTAGGTGATTGATTTTAAAGCAAAGCTCAAAATTGAGTTGGCTGTGCAAAATTATGCTTGAATAGTCGCAACTTGTTCCAATATGTCAACGGGACGTTCCTGCGACGTTCTAACTTTTTGATGTTTAAAAAATATGGATTAGCTGGTCATACGAGGCGTGCTCACAACTGAGGACATTCTAGATACTATTAAGAGAAAACCTCAAGTCTGGAGGAGTCGGCTTAGCTATTATTAAGCGGGCCTACCACATTGAGTATTCGCCATTGAGGCGTAAACCCCGTAGTCTGTACCTTCTGGCGTAAACGGATGATTTGCTGTAAAGACGAAATTATTAAGATAGATTAACCGAAACGCTACTCAGATTTGTGGTGGTTTCGTCCAGACAGGCAATTAGATGATACTGTTTTTTATCGTACATAATAGTAGGTATCTGTCGGTATTGAATAGATAGGTAAATCATTTTTGAATTATCATGAGTATCAAGCGTTTAAGGGTTAGGTGCGCTAGATGGTAAGCCTTAATAGTGAAAAAACCTTACCGCCAACCTCAAATTGAGGGTAGGATTAATTATTAGTGATAGCAATGGAAAGCCTCATCATTGGGTATCTAACTTCTTGGGGAGACTCTCGTTTTTTTGCCAGTCGAAAGTGTGGTGTTGACCGTTCATCGTGATGATGGACCCCTTAAAATTAACATCCTCAATTTGAGGTGGTCGCTTATACTGACAAGGGTAGTTTGATAAGAAGAATAGATGATCCATTTTTGGGTCATGATTGATATCATGTACTTAGATAATAGGGTGTTAACTTCTTTACACCCTAATACGTTCAGATTTGAGCGAAGCTATTCGACACGGTCTTAGGAGCTATAGTCAGTTAAGCAAGCGTAGGTAAGTGTTGATAAGGGAAGAAACGATGGCTAAAAAGCTATGGAAGGACGTCACTGAAGACGAAAAGATGAAGATGAAGCAGTTTGTTATTAACAATCCACCGGACACACCGCTGACGCCTGAATACGCAGCAAGCTATCTTGGCGTATCAACGGCAACCCTGCAAAAGATGCGCTGTGAAGATACTAATGGCATACCCTTCTTTAAACCTAGCCATAGATGCGTTGTTTACTACAAGCGTGATTTAGATGAGCATCTGACAAGCCAGCCCGCCTATCGTTGCACTTCAGAATATAGATAGCCATCTGTTAGTGAATAATCATTGGCTGGCAAGCAAGCTCTGCACAGTAATATAACAGTTGGCATGATTTGCTTAAGCAAGAATGATGATCTCTATACTAATAAGGTGAAGAAGTGATTAAGTGATTGAACTTACGAGAAGTGGCGACCGATATCTTTATTGGGGGCGACTCTATTCTCTTTAACAAAATGCGCAATCTCTTGACTGCGCTGATTCACGACTTCCATGGCTAGGTCTTTTTTATCTTCTTTGTAATTGTCCCTTGGTCTTTACCTTAACTGTATAGGGCTGCAATTTGAGATTCCATTTCTTCGTCACTTAAATCTCTGTTACTTATGATCGCAAGGACTTCAGGGTCTGAGAAGTTCACCTCTTTTTTAGGTAGGTTAATAAACTCACCAGTGTCTTGATCGTAGATGATTGATGGGTTTTTCTTAACACCGCCCAAGCCACCTGGTATTGGTGACTCACCTGTCTGAGTAATAACCAATGGTTTACTCTTCTTATCAGGCGTGCCTTTTAGCGATTGAATTTGTTTGGCGATAGCGCTTCTATCTTCATCACTTTGTGCGGCATCAAACTTCTCATAGAGTGCGTTCAGCTGCTTAGGCGCAAAGTTTGCAACATCAGAGTTGTTTTGCTCAATATCCAAGCGACGACTGGCCAAGCTATTTGCTTGTTGCTGTTGCTCGACGGTTTGTTGAAACTTGCCAGCATCAAAGCCAAGCTGTGCGTTCATTCTGTTGTTACTACCAGACTCGCCTAGCACCGCACGCTGATTGGCCCCATCTTGCGACATCTGTGCTTGTGTTAGCTGACTTGCTGCACTTAACTGTGCGCCATACTGATCATTTTTGTACTTATCATCAGCGCCGATAATGCCTGCACGTAATTCCATCTGCTTAGCCGTCAGCTGGCCATTTTGTGAGCCTTTATAAGCGGTACTAGCATCACGCAGTAATGCTTGCCGCTCTTGCTGCTCTGCCATGGTTCGACGTGGTGCGTTTGGCATACGAAAGCCAAAGCCACCGTTGCTAACAGGATTTTTCATTGGCGGAGGATTATTAACTGGATCAAACCCTAGCCGTACTGGTGCGTTATTAACCTGCTGTTCAGCATAAGTTTCAGCAATGGGATCTTGTATTGGTGCTTGCCTTGCTGAATATATGGAAGGATAATCTTTCGGGTTCCATGTTTCCTTACCATTGCTAGGTTTGCCAATCATAGGGAGCTTCAGGTTCATACCTAAATCTTGCATCTGCTCTGTAATTTCATTCTTACCAGCTTGAGACATAGCTTGTCTGGGAGCTTGATAAGTGCTCTTTAGCTTCCCCATTTCGTCAGCAACATTGTTTAGCTCTCTACTAATCCTACCACCGCTTAGTAAATCGGCACCATTCAACACTAAAGGCATTCCACGGAACGCAATCTGTCCTGCGTCAATAGCTGTATCGGCAAGGGCTGATGTTGAACGTCCCTGCGTGCTTGGCTGTGCTGATCTTTGATAAGCGACTGGCTTGGGTGGCTTGGACTGCATATTAGCCACAGCATTAGGTTGCTCTCTTGCAGGTAGGCTCAATATTTCTTTAATATCCTGTCGAGCTTGCTGTGTGTTGGCAGTACGATTATTGTTTTGATTTATTTCCGATTGACGTTTGGCTGCAAGTGCTTGATTGCGTTCTTGTGCAGCTTGCTGTGTCGCCATCTGCGGAGACCGTTGAGTTAGCGATTGACCTTGCTTCTGAACTGGTGCTTGTTGGCGAGCCTGTTGAGTAAGTTGTCCCGAACCAAGCAAACCACCTTGTCTTGTTTTGGCACCAAAACCCAGGTTTGTTCTGTTGTTATCGAACTGCTCGCGACGTTTCTTTCTTTCTTCTTCTGAGGGCTGTAACCCTGAAAGCGTACCAAAAGACATGATATTACTCACTAATTGAATGATTATGAGTACAGTATGAGCAATATTGCGTGATACTTAAAACCTTATAGTGGTGCTCATAAGATGCTTTCAAAGAGGTTATGTGGGATGTTCTTGCCGACGCAATTTTGCGTCGGCGGATGTTGTAGATAGGCGAGACAGATAGTGTTTCCTTACTGATTAATAAACATCAGCCTTAACACCTATCGTATTACTTGCGACGTTATCTATCTCACCCTCGTATGCAGGGTCATCTTTCACTACGCTAAGGGCATTGCCGTTACGTTTAGCGATACTGTGTAGCAGTGTGGTGAGTGCGTCGACTGGCGAGCTGTCCGTATCGTCTAAGCCGTAAGCCTGGCGTTCTAGCATAATGAACTTGGTCATGATATCTGCTAAGTCTTTCATGACGCGCACATGGTTAGTTAGGGAGGTGACACGCTCGTATGCTTCCAGTGCGCTCGCATCAATCACCTCCGCCTGTAGCGCTGCAATGAACAAGTCTTCTAGGCGCTGGCGGTTGTCAGCACCTATTTGAGCTTTTAAGTCTTCAAATAGCATCATAGATAGCTGGCGAGCTTTACCAATATCTTCTCGGTGAGATATGCGAATACTAGCGGTAAGCTTGGCATTCTCCTCTACAGTAGTATTATCCATACTCTCTAAGCGTCCGACTTCACGCTTAACAGCATTTTCATTAACAATCTTATCTGCTTCTAATTTGATGCGTTTAGCAAGGTCACGCGACCAGCCATTACGCTTAGCTCTTGATCGTAGCGTACTGTCTTTAAGACCAAATTCTTTTGCTATTTGCGCGACTGTCTTAACGTTTGCACGATACGCAAGCTCAACGTTCTCCCAATCTACCTTAACTCTATTGCTCATCATGTACTCCAATGCCTTTGTATGTATGCATTTGACTACATTGAAGCGCGCTAAGTCGAACCTTATGAGGGTGGGTTTGCGCGATTATATGACTATATCTTGTCACGCATAATCGTTCTTAAGTCACTCAAAAGGCTTTTTATTGATGATGGTTACTTTATATAACTAAGCCGCTAGTGAGGGAGCGAGCTACTCAAATACACCTTGGCAATGGTGTTTACGAAGCGATGATTAGATCAGAAATGTCAAAGTTGCTGCTAGTAACTTTATAAATTTTGGAGTACTTTTAATATTAAATCAAGCAAGGGGAGATTCAATCATGCGGAAGATGTTTATTACTGCGGGTTATATGTTAATAGCTTTGAAATTAATATGCATGCCAGCACAGGCGAGTTCTGATGGAGACTATAGAGAGTCTGTACAAGTGCAGCAGTACGAAGATGAGGATAATCTTAGTATTTTCGAGTTAGCACTAATAGCAGCCTGTGTTGTAGGAGCATCTTACTGGCTAAGATTTAAGTAATACCTATAAAATATAACTAATGTTCATAATTATTAGACATGAGGTAAGTGGAGAGAATATACTTCCTGTATCAAAGCCGTACTAGGGCAGGACCGGTCATGAGTAGTATTATAATTTTTGGACTTAGCTTCGCAGCGTTAGTCATCATCGTTGTATCATTCTGGTACTTATTCCAAACTGTTCGAATCATGTGGGGATATAGCTTCTTATTGGCTATTGCAGCAGTACTATTTAGCCCTTTGGTTCATATTGTTTTTTATTTTATTCCTAAAGATGGATTTGACCAGTATGAGAGAGGATTGTTCAAGAAGTACTTTTTATCTATTGCTGCGCTAATGATATTAGGGATCGTTGTATCTATCGTCATACCTTCTATCATTGGAGAAGATCAAACTAGTGAGATGACTAGTGAGGTTGATACTAGCCAGCCTTGGGAGTGGGACATACGTGCTGAGAACCAAGAAGAAGTACTAGCACTCATCGATAACGATTCCAATGATGATAAAGCGGCCGAACTGCACTTCGAGGCTATTTATCAAGTTCATCCTGATGCAGATAAAGTTATGGAAAGTCCTGAGTTTGAAGGTTGGGTGCAGGGCAAGCCTGAAGTAGAGCAGGATAATATTGCAAGAATTTTAAAAGAAGGTACAACAGCAGAAGTAATTTATATTTTCAGCACTTTCAAAAAAGATTTGAAGAGTTATAGGGCTTATGAGTATCAAGCTAAACGTGATAATGCACATGCTATAACGCAAAGAGAATATGAGGAAAAACAAAGCCGTGATCTAGAGGCTATGAAGTCTAATAGCCAAAAATACTATGAGGCTCAACGTATGGAACAGATTACAGAATACGTAGTAGCTAATCGTGCACCACCACTACCAGCCGTGCAAGAAATTTCTACTCAGCCTACATCAAGCTATTCAGTACCAAAACCAAGCGCATCATCTACACCTGGTCAAATTGTTAACTGCGATGGGGCTGGTTGCTGGGACACTAATGGTACAAGATACAATAGGGGTGCAGGTGACACTTATTTTCCCTCTACGGGTGGCGTATGTCAGAACGTTGGTGGCCAGATGAACTGTAGTTAAATTATACTTCTATGAAAATATTGTTCACATATAAAAAGGCCCTACAGTAAATGTAGAGCCTAAGCTAATAACAAGCATGTCACGCTGAAGGTTTTTATTATCAGACGTTCACCCAATGGGTGAAGGGCGACAATATTTATATAATAGCGACGAATACTTTGTTCGCATCTTTCAAAGTGAAAGGTACTATGCAGGATTGCTGGCAGGTAGCCGTTTTTGCAGCTCTCTAATTTCTCGACGCATCTCTTTGGTTTGTAAATCCATTTTAGCAGTCGTCAGCGCTGCATGGTGACCTATTTCAATATTGCTGTACTGCATTGCATCTGCTGCCATCAAACTACCTACTACACGAGCCTCCTTGGGCGTCAACGTCCAAACATCGTCGCCAATATCAATTTTAACTGTACCACAGGGGAGAACGATCTTACTGATGATACGTGCTTGATCATGAGCGATAACCGGTAGATAGACACCACGTTGAATACGATAGATTAATCCATCATTAATTAATGAGGTTAGTTTCTCGTCAATCATTGCAAGCGACAAATCGATTACACCTGATAACGTCTCACGAGTGACTGACTGCTCCTGATTATTCAAGTCAATAATCGCATCTAAAACCATCTGTTTATTTGTTACGCGCATACAATTACCCTTAAAATTGTTATAATCGTTATGCGTAATAACATTGCACTGTTACTTGCCAGCTTAAGCACTCATGCGACCAACATGAGTGCTTTTTATTACACCTTTGTTGTATCGGGATGCTTACCAAAAGAGTAAGGCCGGTTATGTTTACTAATCAAGAGTGACTGCTCCCATATTCTGGTATATCTTCTAAATCACTCATCATTGGCATGTAATTGGCAAAGCGTGCGTATTGCCCCTCAAAACCCAGTCTTACGGTGCCAGTCGGTCCGTTTCTACTCTTAGCCAAGATAATCTCTGCTGAACCATCAAGCTTGGCGCTACCGCCTTTCTCTTTCTGTTCATAATAGTCATTACGGTAAATGAAAGTGATAAGGTCAGCGTCTTGCTCAATCGTGCCTGAATCGCGTAGATCAGACATGATAGGACGTTTGTTTGGGCGCTTCTCAACGTCACGACTTAACTGGGACAATAGAAACACAGGGCAACCAAACTCATGCCCCAATGCTTTTAGCGTGCGAGTGACCTTGCCGATATTATCAATCTTGTACTGACCATCAAGCCCGCCCATTATCTGCAGGTAATCAATACCAATCGCAGATAGCTTACCGCCAGCCTCACGTTTGATGCGGTTCAAGTGGGTGCGTATCTTCGCAATGCTGATGTCTTTTTCATCCACGATGGTTAGAGGCATGCTCTCTTGGTCTGAGACAAAGCGCTGCATCCGTGCCCACTCATCCACACTTAGCTGACCCTTCCTGATAGAAGTAAGCTCAACTTTAGCTTCAGCGCTGGCAAGCCTATCCATGACCTGCTCCTGTGGCATCTCTACGCTAAAAAATACCGCTTCACCTTCTCGGTACTTGGCAATATGTGCAAGCCAGTTCATGACTAAGGCTGTCTTACCCATTGAAGGACGAGCGGCGACCACGACCAAGTTGCCAGCATCAATCATCATCAAGTTATCAAGCTCTGGGAAGCCGGTAGAGATGAAGTTGTTAACGCCATCCCTAGCAGCTGCGATACGTTCAATCATTCCACCCATCAAGTCGCCTACACGAGAGCAGCTGTTGTCAGAGTCACCCACTTCAAGGTTGGCAATAGCACTCATAACCTCGTTGTTAACCTCAATGGTCTGATTGTCGCCCTCTTCAAGCTTTTGTATGCCGTACATCATCTGAGCAATAGACTGCCTACGAATTGAACGGCTTTTCACTAACTGGGCATGATTACGCAAACTACTGAAAGCAATGCTCGGCACCAAGTTCATTTGAGCAAAGTAACCGGCTGGGCAACATTCTTCATTGAGCTGGTTACGCTCTTCGAGAAGATCCGCCACCATAACCTCGTCATAAGGCTTGCTGTCCATTGCCAAATCACTGATTGCTTGATAGATAACCTGATGCCTTGCGGCTTCAAAGTCCTGAGCAATAACAACGTCGCTGACTATATCAAATGCACCCTCTTTGCCAAGCAGCTGATTGAGCACACACTGCTCAACTTGGATAAATCTCTTCTGATCATTAATCATCGGGCAGCTCCTGCAATTTGAATGTCTGACGTTTGAGTTCTATAGCTACCCCAGTCGCAATGCATCACCAATAGGTTTTGCTGTAATCGGTCCCACGCTCTATCGCCCAAGAACTCACGTAGGCCCCTAATGTCCATATTGGTGGTTATGACGGTCGGCGCTCGGTTGTAACGTAAGGCGATTATCTGGGCAATGCGCGCGCGGTCTTTTTCGTGACCGTCGCCCGCTCCCAAGTCGTCAATAATCAACAACTCATTTGCCGCAAGCTCCTGAAGGTAATCATATTCACTCACCTGATAATTACCCCAGTGGCCTCTTGCCTGTGCGCCAATATCAAAAGACGTTATCAACTCACAAGTGTGATCATAAAAGTCTTGTTGGTTATAGCTCTTAAACTCGCTTGGCAGCGCCTGCTCTTTGACTAAGTAATGATTGACCGCGATTGCATTGGCCAACATCGTCTTGCCTGTGCCAGTAGGCCCAAGAATAACGATGTTGCGCGAGCGACCGTCAACAGCCTTGCTGTACTGCTGCAGCTGGGCAATTTTGGCGCGTTGATCTTCACCTTTTGCTGAGTCATACCGCCATTCGCTGAATCGCCCCATATTCGCGCTCACGCCCTTGCTTTTCATTTTAGCTAGCATTAACGCTCTCATGATGCCGCGGTCTGTTTTAAGGCGCTCTTCGTTGTCACGTACGCGCTTCTCTTCGTTACACTGGCAACAATTAACCTTACCTGCTATTTCCCTATGAGCTGTCTGGCCATGTATGTCACAGTCAGCCAACACCTCACGCATAACCGTCGTTCCTAACTCAATCCGCGATAACTCTTTAATAATTTTCATGAAGTGCTCCTGCTCTGCTCGATAGTCCATCCAAAGGGTCATAATCTGGATCTTCATACTTAGCATTGACATTCATACTACTGTACGACGGCTGTGACTGCTGATTGATACCTGGTTCATCAACAATAATGTCATCTAGCCAGCCTTTTTTGTTCAGATAAGTCATCGGGTCTTTGCGATACTTCTTAATTGGTGTTGAAGCAACGTATGCTGGCAAGTGCTGCATGATCTGCTCACGTATCTTGTCACTAAGAGACTCCCACTTAACTTCGCATTTATCCTTAGCTACCGACTTGGCATATGTCTTCCAGAAGACATCAAAAGGAATGTTCAGGGATTTTTCATCATCGCCATTAGTATTAGTTACTGGTTCTTGGTTAGTGGTTATTGGTTCTTGGTTAGCATTGCGACCGTCATGCGTTTCGGATGCGTTCGCATTGCGTTCGCATGAGTCCTTGTCTTTACTAGCCTTGGAGTCTTTTTTAGGCTTCCTTTTGTCCCATCTTGCCCTTGCTGAAACGCGTGCTTTCTCTGATTTTTCCTGATAAGCCTCTATTTCCTTCTCAACTCTATCGTTGATATAACCATCTTCTGTAAGCTCAAAGAAGTAACGCAATACGACCGCTATGCTATCGCTATGCGAACGCATACTTACTAGCAATGCGATTTCATCAACATCACTTGGCAGCGGCTTTTCGTTTAGATAGCAATAATCCAGCATTCGACGATAAGCCAAGTCTTCCAAAGGCGCCAAGAACCCCGTCTTGCTCATGTAATCTTTTGGGTGAAAGGTGTAGTAGTGCATCACATGCCTCCTGATTGGCTGCGCGTCAAAAGCCATATCGACATAGGTTTTTGCGCTTGAGTGGGTGCCAAGTCGCCAACAGGTGTGCTATCATCATTCTCGTGATGTTTAACCACTGATCTGAATGATTTTAGCTTGCCTGCTAGTCCTTGCTGTGGAGTTAGCACGAGAGTATTTATCAGTTCCAAGAAGCCTGAGCGAATCGCTCGGGCTTTTTTGTGGCTGTTCGTTTTACGAGGTGTGGTAGTCATCACTCCCTCCATGCTTGCGGCTCTGTTTGGCAGGTTTGCGCGCAGACTGATATTTCTGGTAGTGACTTTTGCGCTTAGCATGACCACGGTTACGTTTAGGCTGTGGGAAGGTCTTCATAGAGAGCCTCCTTTCTCAGCAAGTAGCTCACTAAGGCTTTCCTCTGAATATTGCTGGAAATCTTCTGCCAAATATTGGCCAAGATCGGCAAGCTTTTGCGCTTTTTGGGTATCACCGTTTTTAATATCAGCCTTGATGGTAGCGAACAATGCGTCGAACCATGAAAGACGTTGTATCTCCACCTCTTTAGCGAAAACGGTATTGGTTGCTGTTTGATTAAGTGCTTCCATGCTATTCACCCACCTTTGCAAATTTTGATTGCACCATCGCTTCGTCGATGGCATCCAATTGATGAACAAGCAGCATGGTCCATCGCTCAGCAGCGTCACTTGTTAGACGGGCCATAGACGATGTGTGTGTCGAGCTGACTTCATCTTGTTGGATAAGGTGTAGGATGTTACCGATGTCTTTTAGAGCGTGAATCGCGCCGTTCATGTGGCAAGCAATATCAGAGAGCATAATCGTAGGTAGTATGATTACCTCGTCATCATCTATTTTGGTTATATCGAGTACTTTGCGCTGATTGGACGTGCTGATAGGTGCTTTTTGGATTGATGCGGACATATTATTCTCCTACCTTATTGAAATTGGTAAGAGCTAATATCTCGTTCATTTTCTCTACTTGCGTATAGAGTATTTCTGACCATGTGTCAGCTGCAGTTTGTGTTAACCGCGCTAAAGATTTAGCCTCTTCTTGGCGAATTTCGCCTTTGTAGATGAGTCTAAGTAAGGATGAAATATCATCTAGTACTTCGGCCGCTCCATGCACCTCACTAGTATTATTAGATAACTTGAATGACTGGAGTAGAACAACCTCATCGTCATTAATATCAGTCGTGTCTATTACTGTGCGCTGGCTTGATTGGGTGATAGAGGTGTTGCCGTATAGCGTATTAATTGCCTGCTGGTTGGCTGAGGTGTTATGAAATAATGAGGGCTGACGGTCGCCCGTTTCATCGTCAGACACCTTGATAAAAAATCCCTGAGCATCGTAATATAAATAACCGCCATCGTAAGCAAGCGCTAATTCGTCACGCTTGCCATATGGGTCAGCAGTCAGTTCAAAAGGCTGATTACTTAATGATGGGCATAGAACGACATCACCAATAGCAAAGATAGCTTGGTTGGTGGCTAGTGTAGGGGTGGTAGTTTTTGAGGTCGTGCGGATTGAATTATCCATTATGGATAGCTCCTGAACATTTAGTTAGTTTGTTGCCGCCCACAAAAAAGGGTGACAGGTTATTAACTACCGTGTTCAGACGGCGGGGCTTATTTCCCACAAGGGGTATTTTATTCGGCCCACTTAACCCGTCATAGATGTTCGCACCGATGGTATCGGTACTATATTTATGACTTGTCTGCAGTGCAGAAATATTCGTATTTATGTCATTAGTAAATCGCTGATAGTTAGTCAGACAAATTTTGGACATAAAAATAGCCAGAGAATGACGGCTTGGCTTTGCCGCTGAACAATTAGTAGTGAAACCATAATAGCGCTTATTATCATCTGTTGTAAAGACTTGTTTTACAATATTCTTGGACACCAAAAAAACAGTCGAAAATGGGTAAACGCCCCTGTTACATCCTTTTTTTTCAACATCTAAAAGCAGGCGAAATTTAATAGTTTCTTCTAACTTAGCGACCGTAATCATAATATGCTTAATAAGACTCAAATTCTTATCATTTAGACTCGAATTTTGGCTATTTACACTCAAATTAGTGCCATTTAGACTCAAATTCATAACATGAATATTTTTTAGGTTAGTTTTCATATTATTTATCATTGCTAGCTGCCTCCATATCAGTATTACGTGTAACAGCATCATTAACTTTCTCAGCAGTATTACTCTGATCAATAGTAGTTGAAGAACGATCTTCGCTATCTAACCAATAGTTGCTAAATCTCTTACCGTCACGCACGACTATTTTGCTTTTTATAAGTAGCCCTGCATTTCTTAATTCGTGAATTCTCTGAGCTAAACAAGTAATATTGTATTGCTTATAAGCTTGCCAAGTTGATATGCACTTGCCAGCAAGCAAGTGAGCTTTGATAATATCGTTCTGTGTTTTTAAAGGTGTCTGCCGTGGAGTAGCCATCATTATGCTCCCTGCCCAAGTTGGCTTTCAGCTTCATCAACATCAGTTGATGGTTGATGCTTTTCTAGCCATGACAATAAGTCGGCATTTTTAAACAGAAGAATACCGTGGATGTTTGTAGGTTTAGGGAACTTGCCAGCTTTCCACCATCGACGCAAAGTCTGATGATGAACGCCGACAATAGTAGCGGCTGGCTTGATACGAGTTTGCCCGTTAAGGTGTAACTCTGCGGTGGTTTGGGGGTTGTCTGATATATGTAGCATGTTGCTAACTCCTATTATGTGCCGTTGACTGGCGTTATCAGTGTTAGCAATTTAGCTTTTTACCCAGTAGGTCAGGTAAGAGAGATAAGCAAAAAAATACCCTAGGTAAGCTACCTAAGGTATAAATAAATCAATGACTTAGCTTAATATTATTTTTCTTCTTCTCTACTACGTTTTGCTCCAAAGTCTTTTAAAGGTGTTGCAATTTCTCTTATACGCCCTATTGAGCTGTTCGCATTTTCGGCATAATTCGTATTATTTTTTATCCAAATATTGGCTTTACTAGAATGTGAGTCACCTTTTATTCCACCATGAATATATAAATCAATCCATAACTGGATAGCATGTTTTAAATCAGGGGCGTGTTCGTCCTGGCTCTCGTCTAAGATAGTTTGCAATGTATTGTCATCGACTGGCGCGGCTGCCAGTGCTGCATTAGCTTTTTTTAACTCGCTTTCAAGGGCTTTGATTTTAGCGTTTGCGGCTGTCAGCTCTTGATTAATCTCTTTACTGGTTTCAGCAACTACTATCTGTTGGTTAGAATGTTCTGCTTGATATGTCTCTAGGGTGTCGTACCTTAGATCACTGTTAAAGCCCTTGTAAATAAGGCCACATTTTATAAGCCATAACTGCGCTTCTTCGGCTGCAATTTGTTTTTTATCGTTGATAAGTGTCAAAAGTTTCGCTTCTATCGCGTTGTTTACCATGTCTAAACGGGCGTTATAAAAATCATCATTGTGATAGTATGCTGGATTGTAGTCAGCAATTAAACAAGCTAAATGCCGTGGTGTGAAAAATGAATAGGTGATTAATAGTTTTTGATATTCACCTAGCATTGTTCTGGTTGTTGGCACATTTATTTTAGATGTATTTTTGTCTGTAGTATCAAAATGTAATAAGCCATTGAGCGGTTCAAAACTCAATAGTTCAGACTTTTTAAAAAAGCAGTGCATAGCCTTTGAAATAGTGTTTGTTAGCGCCCTCCTATCCTGATCTCTTAGTTCGTTTATGCTCGTTGGGTGACTCCATACCCATTCCTCATGACTAAAAGAAAGCGTCGTTTGAATTTCTTTCAAAAACTCTGAGACAGTTTCAAAATCATAATACTCAAACCTTATGATTCTATAATCTGTATCAATATTATAGAAAGCCACAGAATTTAAATTGTGATGAAGTAAATATGTGACTACTTCATACAACGGCTCGTTATTAATGCTTGATAAACTAAAGACAAAATCTCTAAAACTAATATAGTCCTTCATCGGCTCTATAAGCTTATCTAATAAACTCACTTTCACACCCCTACACCCTTTAATCAAAATAGATGCAAGGCAGTGACAGTTTAAGGGTGTGAATATCTGTCGTTCGGGAGCAACCCCTAGCCTTGCAAAGTGGTTAGCTGAGCATTAACCTAGCTTTTGCGATTGATGTTTGAAGCTAGCATGAATAATATTGTCAAACTTGCCTGCCTTGATATTATCTAAATAGTTCGCCCAGTCCGTCATCATGCGCGTTCGTTCAGGTACAGCCTGCATACGGTTGTAAGCCTTGCCGTACTTGTTAAGCATTTGATGCCCTAGCTGTATCTCTGTTAGCAGCTCGTCATAGCCTAATCGTTCCATCAGCATAGTTTTTGCGCTAGCACGAAACCCATGCGGCGTGTGGACCTCTTTATAACCCCTGCCTTCGTAATTGACGCCAATGCCGCCGCTGTTCATAGATGGATCGTTCAATACCTTGTTTACTAACTGTGGGTCTTGGTAAGGGCCTTTCTTACGTTTGGGATTGTGGAATACATAACCATGGCTGCCCGTTAATGACTGCATTTGCTCTATGATTGCTATTGCTTGCGGCGCCAGTGGTATAACTAAACTTTCTACCATGTCCTCACGACGCTGTCCTTTCTGAGGCTTAAACGCCCATTGCTTAGCGTTTAGGTCGATGTCTGCCCACTTCATAGCGCATATATCACCTACACGTGCAAAGGTAAGCGTTAGTAGTTTTAATATTGGTTTGTTGTACACATGCTTATCACCTAGCCCGTCGATATCTCTTAATAGGACAGCAAAATCTTTGGGGTCTGTTAACGAAGCGTGGTGCTTAGTTCTGGTCGGCTTCAATGCTTTAGCGCCTGATAACTGCGTTACCGGGTTATATTCAATGAGCCCCTTCAAAACAGCATGCGCAAATATTCGCTGCGCCATGTGCTTAACACGATTCCCTTTATGGACATACTCTCTTTGTATGTCACGACATAAAGCTAGCACTTGCTGAGTAGTGATCTCACTAACGGGCAGCTTCCCAAATGCATCTGTTAGCGGTTTAAGGTAATTGTGGATGTTTCTTAAAGTGCTAGTTGCTGGCTGGTGGTCAGGGTTATTAGTCAATTCGCTTAGCCAATCATCGGAAACCGCTTGGAATGTATTATTAATAGCAGCGGTTTGTTTGGTTCGCTCATTATCGCGCTGCGTAATTGGGTCCAGCATATTGGCAAGCATACTCACATTATCGTTGTGCACTCGTCTTGCCTGCTCAAGTGTCAGTGCTGGGTATTGCCCTAGCGTCATCTCCTTGCGCTTCCCTGTCATGGGATGCGTGTAACGATGTTGGAACTCAATGCAACCACCTCTCATACGTAGTCTCAAGCCTTGATAACCACTAATGGTGTGATAAACACGCTTCTGCCCTTGCGCCTCTTTAATGGCTCTTTTAATCTGAGTATCAGTTGTTAATGATGCCAT